GAGCCGGTCAGGATTAATATCCCTGCCTATGCGCTCTACCTGCCACGTTTCATAGGCGGCCACCGCCGCTTTTACTCGATCTTCCACGGCGGTGAACTGCGTTGCCTGCTCCACGGTTATATACCACGTAACCGCGTAATCTATATCAATCGTTTGTATCGGTAGCACATTTACCTTGTCCGTCAGCGGCCTTATTTTATCAGCGTTGAGCACTTTGTCCACGGCGTCCAATTCCGCGCCGCCCACCTCCGGTATCGCGCCCCCTTTGAGCATGACAAACACATCGACTTCGCCGAGGCGTTCACCATCACGGTCTTCGGGGCCGCTGATAGACACATCAACAATATTACCGTGCGCGGTGAGCGCCCAGTATACATACGACAGCCGCGCCCCCGCCGTCGAAAACTGTCCTGGCGCCATGCGTACCCTGTTACGCAGGGCCTCGTCGCTCTCGACGTCCGAGCCGCCGCCCGTCTCCTCCGTATTTACGACCGCGCCAACACCCGCCACCACGTCTACAACGCGGTTTATTTGTCCGGGCAGGAGGCCATTGCCCTCGACGCCGTAAGTCAGGCACGTCGCCGGTATCTCGCCGGTCAACTGCCCCGCAGGGATAACCAAAATATTATCCGTCGCGTAAAATATCCGGCCGTCAGCCGTGGCCCGTGTCCCTTTGGGGATCACAACCGCAGCGATCCGAGCCGCACCCAACGTATAACGCAATGTTGTCGTCGCGGGGAAGGCGTCCAACCTGTACACGCCAAGCAATGCCGCGAGCGCGTCAAGATACGCGCCGGTGGCGTGCCGCAAAAAGTTTTGTTTCTGCGTCCAGTCCGATACCGTATTCTGCATGGAGATCACCGCCGCCAACGTAGACAAAAACAGCCGCACGGGATCACCGGGGAATAATACCACATTTTGAATCCCCTCGTATAAGGCGATAACCGAAGCCGTCACCTCGGCGGCGTCCACGCTCGCCAACCTGTTTTGACGCTCAATCAAGTCCGTCAGCGCAGCAATAAACGCCGTCGAATCCCCCTCGGCGGTTTCCCACATGCGGTTCAACGCCGCAATAATACTATCACGGTTCACCTCGCCAAGAGCAAAATATGGCAGGTTGTAAAAATTTTCCGCGTTATCGTCAAGTTTTATAAATCTATTATCGTTCATAACAAAACCCCTTCCTTAATCTTGAATGACACCACCGGTATAATTGTACCAGTGGTGGCGTCACTATTGTCAAAACTCACTCCCGTCACCTCGGCCCTCGGTTCGTACATGCTAATCTGATTCGTTATATCAATACTCAAATTCGCCAAAACCATATTTTCCGGCTGGTCTATTATCGCCGGATTTGTACCAAAGCCACGGTCAAGAAACACAGTACCACGCCACGTCGTGATAATTGTCTTTATGTTTTGTGCGACCTCCTGCACGCCGCCAACAGCAATATCGACGTCCATCAGCGGCGTTCCCGTTACTTCATAATCTTTTGTCGTCATTTTACCCACCCCGTATTCGACCCGCCACCGCCGCCCGAAGCGCCGCCTTTCCCCGGCAGTCTATCAGGGCCGCCCTTGCCAGTCTCGCCTTTGCGCAGTTCGTCCTCGCGCAGCTTCGCCGTCGCCTCCGTTGGCAACGACGCAACGTATTCCCGTAATGTAAGCGTTACCACCATACATGCCGGACGGCCAAGCGCCCAGTGCGTCTCCTCGCCCACCAAACTGCGGATCGTATATTGTCCGTAGTTTTTACCGTCCAAAAACATCAACTGCGGACGCCCACCCTCGCAAGCCTTCTGTAATCTTTGATACGCCGACAACGGATCGAAACACAATTTACTGTGTAATAATATCTCAAATTCTTCATCTTTAAGATTCCGCCCCGTGAACTCGCTCACCGGTGGCCCATTGATTACTTCATGGTCTACCCACCGCGCGGACGATTTCCGCGTGCGCGACCGGAACGTTTGCGTATACAACGACGACGCCACAAAAATAATCGCGCTGCCTTCCAACGCCCGCCCGACGTCCGCGATAATCGTGGACGCGCCAAACTCGCCGTCAAAATCGCCGATATACCCAACAAACGGCGTCAGCGCTAATAGGCGCGATAACGCTATTTCTTTTACGACGTCAGGTATTGTCGGTATAATCATGATATTTTTCCGTCCGTTAAAGAGCCGTCATTTAACACACCTGTCGCGTTCAGCACAGGGCCAATATACGGGGCCATGCCGGACGTGCCGCCATTTACCACTATATTACTGCTTTTAATGGTACTGCTTTTCACCACGGCGTTTGCCGTGATATGGCTTATTATCTCATCAGTAATCGCCGTACAAAACGCCTTCAAATTGCCCAATTTCTCATCGCCAAAATCGGACAACCCCATATCGCTTTTCAGGCGGTTGTAAAGACTTTTGCCAAGATTCGCCGCGTCCATAGCCATAATTACCCCCTATGCCACCGTATTGCCGCCGTGGGGCGGCCCTGCAAATAGACAATTCGACAGGCAGTTCAGCGGCCCCTGCGCGGGATTCGCCGGTGCTTGCTTGCCAAGTTCAAATATCCCCGTGGGCGATAACGTCATTTTCCCTGTTGATATAACGTTTAAGTTACCCCCTGATTCAATCGTTATATCCCCGCTCGCCGTTATCGTGATTTCCTCCGCCTCGATTGTTTGGCCCTCGTCAATCGTGAGCGTCAGGCTCTTCCCCTTTATTGTTATGGCGTCTTTAACTTCGACGTCAACAGTACCGTCAGCCTCGTCGCTCTCCTCGCCGCCCTCATTACCCTCGACAGTAGCAATAACATTGCCCTTAATGTTGGCCGTCTGCTCGTGCTTTTTCCGGTCGTACTTCAACAATGTCTTGTCGTCATACTCCTTATAATTAATATCCTGACCGGTATACGGTGGCATGTCCACCTCTTTGCTGTATACCGACCCCATGACAAAACCCGCGTTCAGGCCATTAGGCAGGAATAGGCACAATACCAGTTCCTCTATATCAGACATGTAATAATTCTTATTTTTAAGCGTTTGCTGTTGTATTACTTGTAACCAATCACTCACCATATCGTCAGCGTCAGGTAATTCTACCCGCACTAAACACAGTTCAGGATCAGTTTCCACGACTTTACAAACGCGCAAAATATTATTAATATTCTTCAAGTATTCCTCGCAATGTTAAGGACGATGTATATCCGCTTGACTTACTGTAATCGTGCGATATTTCTTCAATATTCCATATCACCGAATCCCAACGCCTAAAACCGTATACATTAATATTCATCCCGCTATACAAGTCAGGCCGCCCCATTGTCGTCAAAGTGCCGCGCACCTGCCGCATGTTCTTTGACCGCAACGCCGCTTTCGCCACTACCTCCGCCACATCTATACCCTCCACCCGACGATTTATTTTTAGTATCTGACCGACTTCAGGATCAGGAATATCTCCTTTTTCCTCGTCCTTTTTTGGCCCTGCTACACCGTCAGGATAATATATATAGTCTATCAATTCCTTTTTACGTGGATCGTAATACTTAATCTCCGCAGCAGCATATATGCCCATGCAATTCATATTAAATTCCCAAGATTTTACCGTATCGTCAGAACGTACAATATACCCAACTGGCTTTTTAGCGTCAAATTCTTCGCTATTATATATAACAATAGATTCATCCGTAATTTTTATCATCATTCCGGCATACTCACAAATATCTATAAGCACCGACGCATCGCTTTGCCCAAGTTGATCCCACCGAACGATATCCGGATTAGGATCAGAATACCATTCTAATTTAAAGCCGTGTTTTTCTGCTATATCCTCGGCGATTTGCTTTATCGTAATATTTTCCCATGCCTTAGTATTCTGCTGCATCCGTATACTGTTAGTTATCCCTACCGGCACCGCTGATATTTGACAGAGACTTACCGGCCCTGAACAAGTCACGTCATCAACCTCAAAGCTGCCACACTTACGCTCAAAACTGTCGCCGTAATCGAACCAGTTAAAAGCCTTAATAACTGCTTCAAGTTTTGCCCCACGATTCGGCAGCCAGCCACCCCGCCAAAGCGCGTCCGTGTCTTGTAACGTAATACTTAAATCGTCCATTTTAGCGGTTTGCGTCCGGTCGCCAAAATGGAAACTCTCCAAATAAGGAGCGACGTCAACCGTTATGTCAGTATTATCGTACTTCAAGCCAATGATTACTTCACGCGGCGGCGTTGCCATATTTACCCCCTCGCCCACGGCGGTGACGGTAATTTTGTTTTACCTGCGGGTAACTGCGGCACAACCAACGTCAGCCCCGCAGGTAATATAATCATCCTCATATATTGAGGATTCGCTTGCAACAGTACATAACCAAGCATTTCACCGCCGTATATACGGAGTGATATAATATCCCACGTATCGCCCTGTCTCGTTGTATATGACCAAGTCATTCTATAGCCAACCTTTGATCGAGATAATTCTTTTGGTTAAGCATACGCATGAATTCCGCTTGTGCCTTTGCGAGTGCGTCCTGTACAGCCGCCTTTACAGCGGCCACATCGCCGCCGCCGCCGCCAGTAATATTAATGTTCGGCGAAAAATTGAACGTTCCGCCTTTGCTTTTATTCCCGTCCTTATTCTGCCGAAATTCCGGCGGAGTTTTCAAAGAATCTGGAATCTCACGATTAGGCGCAGCCGCGACAATAGGGCTTATCGGCGACTTTGGACTGGCGATATTTTGCGCGAGTTGTAACGTCGGTGCGATCTGACCTATAATTTCCGCAGCACGGCGCGGTTTCGTCAGCGGGATAATCGCCTCCGGCTTGTTATCCTCCGCAGCCAAATAAGGCCCTGTCGCTATGCCGCCATCGCTGAATTTTGGCACAGCGTTTGATACCGCTTTGACCGCGCCGCCGACCGCGCCGGAAACATTTGATACTACTTTCGACGCCTTTCCCGCAATATTTAAAACACTTTCCGGCAACAACCCCTTAATCGTATTTTGTACAATCCCCGCAGAATTTTTGAGCACGGCAAGCACGCCGTCGATAAATCTTTGAATCCATTCCTTTCCCGTACCGATAATATCAATGCCAGTAATGGCTTTCACCACGTTGTTCAACAGGCGCGGAATCATTGTAACCAATCGCTCGAATATATTCCCAATACCTTTAAGGAAACCATTATCAAACGATGTTACAATACCCATAACCTCGCCCATGAAAAAGCCTTTAACAAAATCTACCATGCCAGTAAATATCCCACTGAAAAGATTTTTTATCGCGTCCAGTTCGTCGCTGAATACGGTGGTGAAGGCCCTGAAGGCCGCAGAAACAACCGACACAAGGCCGGATATAGCCGCTCCCACAGCAGAAATAAGCCCGCCGATCCATCTCTTCCCGACGCTGATTAAATCTATTCCAGTAATCGCCTTTATCACGTCCGCGCCCATACGTACAAAAAACGTTGGAATGCGCCACAAAATGGAAGCGATACCATTAACGAATCCACCGGCGAATGCCTGTTTTATCGCGTCCAACTCGCCGCCTATGAAGTCCGTAATAGCCTTAAAAGACTTTGAAACAAGGCCGCCGATCCAATTAAATACGGCTTTTATACTGTCAAAAATACTCTTCGCCCAGTCTATAACCGGCGATATATCAACAGTCATTAAGGCTTTTACAATATCTATTCCCATTCTAATAAATAGCGTGGGAATCTTTTTTAATATCGTGAAAATACCATTAAAAAAGCCCTCGCCAAAAGCGTTTTTGACGTCGTTGAATTCCCCAATGAAAAAGTCCACTATCGCGCCGATACCCGCGCCCAATATATTATCAATCACAGTTACCACCGGACTTATCCACTCCTTCACTGCGCCTATTATATCAACGCCAAATATGGCTTTGATGATTTGATTGCCTGCACTGGCAATAAGCGACGGCAGTAAAAGCATTTGGCCCATTATAAATTTACCCATATTTACAAAAAAGCCTTTTATATTACCCGCCAATAAATCCTGCACGGCTTGTATAGGGCTTATGATAATGTTCTTTATCGGCGCGATAATATCCTGAATCCAACCCGGCAGGATACCAAAAAGCCCTTTTATATCTTCGACCAAATCATTTATAAATATCGGCACCGTTTTTCCCAGATTCTGGAAAAAATACACGACTTCCGACCAGTTTTTTACCAACAAATACGTCGCAACGCCAAGCGATACGACGGCGGCGGCTATAAAAGCAACGGGCGCGGCTATTCCCGCTATTAATCCCGCGACGACCTTAAAGCCTCCGAACGCGGCCAATGCCAATTTTACATTCACAATCAAACTAAATAATGACGCGGCGAATGCCATTGTCGCCCCAACAGCACTAAGAAGCGCAAAGCCTATACCCAACGCCTTAAATGCGATGAACGCCTTCCCCACCTTTTTCAAGACTTCCAAAAGGCCGCCGTTCTTTTCAATCCACACGCCCATCTGATGGACAAATTCCACGACGGAATTTTTCATATCAATTATTCCCTGCTTGTTCTCTTTTACCCATTTAATAATATCCTGCACAAACTCGCCGACCTTTTGCCCAATAAGTTCACGGTTGGCGGTGATCCAACCTACAACCGCGTTATTAATCCTCGTCAGCGGTTCGTGTAACTGCTGCCCCACAGCAATAGAGAGGCCCTGCGCGGCGGCTTTCAACTCGCCCCAACTGTCAATAAACGCCGACGCCTTTTTACCCGCGACTTCGTCAAAGACAATTCCAAGCCGGTCAGCGTCGTTCATAAGTTTTTGTATTCCGGCGCTCCCTTGATCTAATATAAGTTTCATTTCCGCGCCGGACTTGCCAAACATCATTGTGGCAAGCGTATTCTTTTCGTTTTCATCTGTCAATTTCTTGTATGCGTCGGCAGTTTCAAGTAACAACTGTGTGCGGCTTTTCACCTGTTTGTTTTCATCGCGCAGTTTTATAAGCCGCTTGCCATTTATCATTAAATCGGTTTTCCCGTTTATTACCTGTTTTTGGATAATACTATTTAACTTGCCCATATTACTCGCGAATGAATCTGCGGCCACGCCGGATTGCGTAGCCGCAAAAGACATTTTCGTAAATTCCTCCGTCGTCACGCCGATTTTCAGCGCGCCTTTAACCGCGTCGTCGCCCATCTTTGCGGTTTTGTGCGCGAGGGCATAAACCGCAGTACCGGCTATTGCGCCAACCGTGGCTATCTGTTTCAACGGGCCAACAATGGAATCCGCAACGCCTTTCCACGCGGCACCCATATCACTGGCAGCCTTATTAAACTTATTAAATGATTCGTCGAACTCTTTATTTAACTTCCGAAAATTCATGGCTTCCTGCGATTTTTTTGACAGCCTTTCAATCGCAGAGGCGGCCTCACCGTGCGCGGTCTTGAACGTCGCGCCCAGTTTGCCCTCTATCGCAAAAGCCAGTTCGAAAGTTTTTTTCATGTTTGACATAAATCATTCCTCGGATTTGAGTACGTTGGACACTACTTGTGCCCAATCGTACAATCGTTTTATCGGCAACTCCAAAAACGTTATAATTGATGTATTTGTCGCTCGCGAAAGGCGAACAACCAATTCCATCATGCTTACGTGGTTTCTGAAGCCGCCCCCATTAAAAAAGCCTGCGCCGCCAACGTCAGAACGGTGCAGTCCTTAATCGGAAACTTGCGAAACTCGTTAATGGTTATGCCGGACGCCCGCGCGACTATCGCCATTAAGTACGACTTCGAGAACTCGTTTACCCTTGTTTCATTTACGGCATTTGCCGCAGATTCCATATCGCCGCCCGTTAAACTCCCCAAATCTACCGTCAGTTCAGTATATTCCTTATCCTGAACTTTGACGGGTTTTGAAAGTTTATAAGCGGTTTTATTTCCTTCGCCTATTAATTTCAATATAAGTTCATTATCTTTGGCTGTTTCAGCCGCAGTTACTTTTTCCGCATTCACAACGTACCACCTTTCTGTTAAAGTATGGCACCGCGCGAGACGGTGCCGTTATTGATTACATACCTATCGCCGATTTTACCGCCGACAGGAAGTCCTGATCCCCGACCTTGTGAATGAAGTTGAATACGTCAATTTCCCTGATAAGTTTCCCGCCAACGAGTTCTTTCAGGTAAATTATGCCGAATTCCAACGAACGGCCTTCCATCTCGCTGGGGTTCAGCGTACCAAGATTATCGCCTTTAACCATCCCTTTGACAACAATCTTGTGGTCAACTACTTCCAATTGGCCCGTTCCCGTATCAAGGGTTTGCAAGGCCGGCCAAAATTCGATATGCTGATATTCCTGCTTCAACAAATCGGCAATCTCTGCCGTGGCAGAGCGGAAATTTACCGTCATCCCCATATCCTGCACGTGTCCTACAACAGGTACGTCCACAGAACCGGCGATCCCCGCGCCGGTAACTGCCTGCGTTACCGACTGTATGTTCGGCAGGGTAACGTCAACATTGCCAACCTGACGCGCCCCCGCCAAAAACATATTGTAATTAATCAACATCTGCGGTACTTTCATCTTTTATTCCTCCTTATGAGAACAAATTCTGCAAGAGGTACGGGTCAAATTCCAGATCGAACTGGATTTTCTGCGCGGGCATTATCAATCCCAACATCACGTGGAACGTCAACATCCCCGCCATCAACGACAAAACGGTATTGTCATCATCGCGCGCCGTTATGCTACTGCCTGGGGCCAACGCGCCAACAGCCGCCAACGCATTAAGGTTCATTTGCTCGCTGTTTGCAATGGTCTGTATCAGCAGACGATTGTTCGGTTCGTCCACCTTATTCCACCACGTCAGCACAAGCCTGTTACCGTACCAAGCCAACATGCGGCGGCTCGATACGAAGGAATCCTTGCTGTCGGTATTGCCGGGGTATGCGGCTGTATACGCACCCCACAAGGAATTGCCGCCAGTAAAGTTAAGTATCGTTACCACCCCGTTGCCACGCAGAACGTTGGCCTGCGGGATGGAAAGCGATATTTCCGTGCCGTCATCAGTTACAGCGGCCTGACACTGCACGCTCTTATTTGAGGGCGTGCTAAACGGTATGCCATTACGCCGCTGGTCTTCTACGGCTGTGACGCCTGCGGCATGTGTCGCAAGGTTCATCAGCCGCTCGCCGACGCGCACCTTCGGCCAACAGAGATACAAATTTTCGCTCGTCAGCCCGTTATCCGCCTTGTACGCAGATACGTCCGTGTACTTGCTCAATGTATTATCGGCAGGCAGGTCAGCATAGGCTACCGCGTTAAATACTGCGTTAATGCCGCTTACTTTGGCCGCCATAACCATCGCAACCGTCGCGTCCTGCGAGAAATTGGGC